CGGAATTGTTCAGATAGGTGATACTGCTGGGGCAACTAGATTGTATATTGGTAACGATGGAGCAATCAACATTGGTGCAAGTCTAGGGTCGGGCAACTTTAGGGTTCAGTCTACCGGGCAAGTTGATATCGGTTCTGGAACTAATTCATTTCATATCGCTAGCTCAGGAACAGTATGGTCGGGCAGTTCCACTCTTACTACTTCGTCACCTTTTGTTTTAAATACAGATGGCTCAATTGATATTGGAGGAGATGACGCAACCTCTTTACATATCACGGCTATTGGTAATGTTTTTTTGGGCGCAGCAAAAGCAAGTGAATCTACTGCCCCTCTCAAAATTAACAGTGATGGATCACTAGATGTTGGAGGAAATGATCCAACTTCACTCCATATTGCTCCAAATGGAGATGTTTATTCTGGAATAGCAAAAACAGCATCTCCATCTGCAGCACCATTTTTGTTAACAGCAAGCACTGGCGCTATTACAGTTGGGGATATTGATGGATCAAGAACTGTAGCAGGACTGTCAAGTGTTATTAATTTAAATGATGACATGTACATTGCAGGAAGGACTATCACTGGGTCAACTGCTACCGGAGCCTCTGCATGGAATTCGTCTGGTTCATTAAATTTCCAGTTAAATGCTACTACTGGATTTGTAGGTCGTGCGGGAACTGTCGAATTTATAAATATCAGCAGCTCTGGTATCAATATATCTACCTTGCCAATGGCCACTCAGGGATCGATTTATGCTGGTCAATTCCTTAGAGATGGTTCAATAAGCGGAAATTTAACTACATATACATCTGTCAATGCGGCAGCATGGCAAAGCGCAGCTACAGGAAAAATATTAGGAGTGAGTAGTGCATCTTCGGCGAGGTACAAAACAGATATTAAACCTATTGAGTATGATGAATTTGTAAAAAAAGTACTATCTATTCCTGTTGTTTCTTTTAAGTATAAAGACGGAGCTATATCTGATGAGGATCAACGTGTCGGATTAGCTATTCCTGGATTTATAGCAGAGGATATTTACGATATATTTCCAATAGCATGCGATTTAAACTCTGAAGGATTACCTGAAAACTGGAATTATAAAATCTTAATTCCACCAATGTTAAAATTAATACAAGATATGTATGAAAAAATTCTAAGCTTAGAAAGTAAATTAAATGACTTTAATAACTGATTATGATCAGGTACAATACATTGATGGAAATTATAACTTCTCATCTAATACATATACTCTAATAGATAAAGGCAATTATAATTTAGTCAATTCAAATGATTCAAATAAAATTCCAGAAGATTATTATAATCTTTTTGTTGATGAAAATAATAATATTTTTTTATGTTACAGAGTAAATGCACTTTATTCTAATACAAAATTAACATATAGTTTTATATTAGAATATTCAGATAAAACTTATATTGTAAATAATCAAGATTATAAGAATATTTTTGATTTAATTGATAAACCAATTAATTCTCTTGATGGTGTATTTAGTTTTACCGATTCCACATTAGTAAATACCAATTCTAGATGTGATGGATACAGATATGGTCCTATGACTTTTTTGAGACCAGAAGATCCAGATAATGATTCCGACAGTAAATCTCCAGTTGTAAGCTCTGCTAGTATGTTTACTAGATTTACACCTTTTTTATCCATAGATAGAGTTGGTCATATTATTTATGTTGAACTTTCGGATTTATCTATAATTTACGCCGATGCAAACGAAAATTCTATCCCTAAGTCAACCTATACTATTTCAGAAATGTTAAAACTTTTAATAGAATGGGCTGAATTAGTTAAGGTACCATGGGATTCGGTGGAGCCTATTTCTATTAAGTCTGATCTTTTCTTTAAGGGATATAATATTCCTAATGAAATTAAAAGTGAACTGATAGATAATCAAGCGGCAATGCAAGTTGCTAGATTCTTTATGGGAGACGATAATGCTAGATTGAGGCCTTCTATTGAAGAGCTTTCTAGTATTGCCCCCTTGTTAAGGCAGTGGATTTTGTCTAAATTCTTTTTTTCTAGTATAGATGAATTAAAGACCAACTTAATGATATAATATGTAAATACGAATTGGAGAAGTATGGAAGATATAGATATTAATCTTTTAGTTCAAACTTTTAGTGAAAAAATTACACAGTTAATCAATGAATGTGTAATTAAAGACACAATGATAAAACAACTCTCATCAAGAATAGATGGGCTAGAAAAAGAAAAAAATTTAGGAGAACAAAATGACTGATGAAAATACTGAAACACCAGAAGCTCCTTTAGAGCTAATGGTTCAGATTAAGATTTCAGATAAGAATCTTTCGTATAAGAGTGACTTTAATGAAGCAGAGACAATCTTCTGGCTTGAAGCAGTCAAGGATCTTATTATGAAGAACGCCTTTGAGAAGGCTGACTTACAGAAAAACCAGTAAGTTATAAAAAATAGTGTTTAAAGCTACTATTTTACTAGTTTTATATATGGAGTAAAAGATGGCCAACCTCTTAAATTTTTTGCCATTTCGGCAACTAGATAACGCTAGTAAAAACATAGAAGAAAAAAGTTTGCAGCCTGAAGAGATTAAAGCTGTTAGCAAAGTCATGAAAGTGGCTTCATTGGCTCTTGGGTTTCAAGGAACAACCTTCTACTTTAGCAATAGAGCATTCTTTGAAGCTGCCCCGTATGATTTTGATAGGATCATGCAGGCAGCTGATACCGACTCTTATGTTAAGCAGGCTTTGAATAAGTATAACGAACTCTTCTGGAAAGAAGGGTGGAAAATCGTAGGAGAGAATCCTGATGCAGTTTCTTATCTCTATCAAAGAATAGATTATATGGAAATTGCAATGAAGCGACCTTTCTTAGACTTCTTGATGGAAGTCTCTGATCAGTATTTCAAGTTTGCAAATGCTTTTGTTGTAAAGGCTCGTGGAGACATTTCAAGTTTTTTCCCAATGCCGCTGAGTGCAGCGAATGGTAATCAGACAGTTGTTGGTTATTATCTTATTCCTACTGAACAAGTTAGAATTAAAAGAGATAAGTTCAATAGACCAAAGGTCTATCAGCAGCAGACTGATCCTACTACATATTCCCCTACTTCTACTGACCCATTGTGGGATGCAGAAAGAGTTATACATTTCTATCTAGATAAGAAAACCGGTAGAGCATTTGGCACCCCATTCCTTAGTTCGGCATTAGATGATGTTGTCGCTCTTCGTCAGATGGAAGAGGATATTCAGAATCTTGTTCATAGAGAATTGTTTCCTTTGTACAAATATACTGTTGGTACTCCGGAGCAGCCTGCAGAGCCAGATGAGATCACGAATGCTGCTTTTGAGATTGAGAATATGCGAGCCGAGGGAGGAATAATTGTTCCTCATCGTCATAATATTGAAGCTGTTAATACAAGTAATTCTGGGGTTAATGCTAGTCCATATCTTGATCATTTTAAGGAAAGAGTTGCTATCGGATTGGGTGTTGCTCCACATCACCTCGGTATGATAATGAATGGTGGCAATAGGTCTGTTACTGATCGTCTTGATACAGCACTATATGATAAAATTAAGAAGTATCAAAAGTTGTTTGTTGAGATGGTTCGGTTGCATATCTTTAATGAACTTTTAATTGAAGGCGGTTTTGATCCAATAGCTAATCCTGTGGAAGATGGCGTATCGGATCGTTGCTACTTTAAGTTTAATGAAATTGATGTTGATACTCAGGTTAAGAAAGAAACTCATATAATTCAGAAGTACACGAATCAAGTTATGACTCTTCCTGAGGCTAGAATTGAATTGGGCCTTAATCCTGATTATGATAGTTCTGAACTTTTAAGTGGAATTCAAGGAAAAGCTCAAATAGATATCAGCACTGCTCAGGCTAAAGTTCATTCTAATCTTCAAGCAGATACCCAAAATGTTGATCCTAATCAGAATACGGATAAGCAAGCTTCCGCTCAAAAGGGACAGGTTAATCTTCCTAATAAGAAGAAGGGGCCTGGAAATACTATTCGTCCTGCAAATCAATATGGTCGAAAGACGTCTCCAGATATTAAAAGATCTGATGATTTTTTGAAAACAGTTGAAGAACTTTTAGAAAAAGATTATACTGTAATATATACAAATGAAAAAGATGTGAAAGAAGATAAATAATGTTAGATATTAAACTTAATAGTGAGAATCTTGTTCGGTATGCGCGTACAGAAAATGCGCATCAAGCATTCAATTTGGCAGTTGGCAATGGTCAAGCTAAATTAGCTTTAGAGGTTTTAGTTGATCTTATAAATGGAATGGCCGATATTATCCAGGATCTTGAATCAAAAGTTGATGAACTTTCTGGTCACAAGGGTGACGAAAAGCAAGAGGTTGCACCTAAGGCAAAAGCTCGTTTAGCTAAGGGAGATAAAGAGTCTTCCGAAGAAGAGGTAATGGCCGAAGTATGAAGCTAATGATTGGATGTCCTCTCTATAAAAGAGAGTGGATACTTCATCACTGGATTAGATGTATAATCTCTCAATCTATTGATCTTTCTAAGATTGGGTTTGTGTTTGAAGTCTCTCCGAATGACACTGCAACGATTACGATATTGGAAACATGGAGAAGTATTGATAAGTCAATACCTTACTTCAATATAAAGATTAGAGATGATATCCCCCATTTTGAGCACGTAGAGAATGGTAGAAATTGGACCTTATCTAAATATGAGAATATGGTGTCATTAAGAAATTCTCTTCTTTCTACTGTGCGAGAAGTAGAGCCGGATTTCTATTTTAGTTTAGATTCTGATATTCTAATTGAAAATCCTAATACATTAGAACTTTTAATTGCTCATGTTAAAAGTGGATTTGACGGAGTTAATCCACTGATGTTCATGACTCCTTTTGGGGATATGTACCCAAGTGTTATGGATTGGAGACATGATGGATCTGATCGTGCGATGAGACATCAGAGATATCCGCTGGGCACTTTCTTTGAGTCAGATGTAATTATGGCCGCAAAGATGATGTCCAAGAAACTATATTCAGAGATTGATTACAAGATACATGAACAGGGTGAA